AAACTGCTGCTGAAAGCGTTCTGTTTGACTATCCGAAATCGTCAGCGCATCAGCCGTCAAAGCAATCACTGGCCGATCTGTTCGAGAATGTGCGGCACAGCCGAGCAACGGTGGCCGCGCTGCGAAGCGATGCCGATCTGAGCTATGCATTGGGGAGTAAGTACAACGTTGCGACGGGCGACGTCGTTCTGGCTGGGGGGTTCTTTTACGGGGTCGCAGCCAGCGGGGCGAGCGACCATCATCTGACGACGGCGGGGGGGGTGAAGCTGGTGGTCCAGCCGCTCTATGGGCCGGGCGCCTATCCGGAGTATGCCTTTGAGGCGTTAGGCCCGGACGAAGCGCCCACCGCGGACTCCACCGATTTGCTTCAGGGCTTTCTTGATGTCATTGGTCCCGCAATTGTGCGCCTTTCTGGCATGTACAGCCATACGTTCACAGAGCTGAACGAGGGCCAAACGCTGGCAGGTAAGGGCCGGGGTACAGGGTTGCGACTGCTGCCCGGGGTGACACTTAACGACGGTGCTCCGACCGGCTCCTTCGGGTTGTCCTGCAAGTCTGGTATCTCTTGGTGTCAGGTACGGGATTTGGAGTACGATGGTAACTACACATCGACGACCGACTACGACACGGATTTCGAAAACGGGTTTGACCCCGACGATAGCTTCACTGTGGGTCGGTACAAGCAGTCAAACTTAGCTTTTTCGGGATTAGACAGGAGCAGTTGGGTGTACCCCGATCTTGTGGAGGTGCACAATGTTTACAGCCACGGCGCTACGCGCAACTCCTTCTTGTTTACGCCAGACGAGAACAGGGCGTCCAATCCCGGCCAGGTGATCTGCACGAATATTCATGCGAAAGACAGCGCCATTGATCACCATTTCTACTGCGATCGAGGTGGCGCAATTGTCGATGGGTTGATCTGCGAGGGCTATGCGACCGACGGCATGATCATCACATCCGGCAACCAGTTCACAAACGTGAAGTTTGTTGGTCTGGTAGAAAATCCGAACGAAAACTCTACCCACGGCAAGGATTGGCAATCTGCCTTTCTTGTCGACGACAGGGTGGATAGCGGGCGGGGTTCGAGCATCATTGGCGCGCAAGTTCACGGTGATCTTGGAGAAATCAATGGCGTGGGTGTTCCCATCATCGCCAGAGCACGCGCAGACGGTGCGGACTTTTCGCATTGGAGTTTGTACCACACCGGAACGCATTCCGGGCAAGTTCGTTCTGTTGTCTGCGAGGGGACAGAAGCGGCTCCTGGCAATGTTCAAGGATGCCGCTTCGACAGCTGGACGTGCATGAATATGCCGCAGGGGTTTCAGATTTTCGTATCAGACCCAGACGAACACGGCTTCGCGTTTCAAGGCGTGTCGGTGTCTGGTTGGAATGTGACGTATCATGGGGATGGAGCACAGCAAGATCTGGCACTGGCGGAGTTCAATGGAGAGAAGGCCAATGACTCGATATTCTCGGATTGGATCATTCAGGATGATGGGTTCAGCGTGGTCGGCGCGGCGCGATTGTTTGATAACAATTGCGGCGACGAGTTCATTGGCAATACGTTCCGCGACACGAAGCGAACGCAAACTAGCAGCACGCACGATGCGTGGAAAACTGTGGCAACAACAACGGTCGCCGGGAATAGTATCATCCGGGATACAAGCTCTTCCAACACCCCATCCGGTGCAGCGCTGTCGCTGGCCCGGATGAAAAACTGCACGTTTACAGATGGTTCCAGCGACGTTGAGGGTAGCGTGACATTCTCCGGTGATGGTTCCACGACCTTCTTCACCATTGACCTCGATGGCGACTTCAAGATGACGGGTACGCCCCGCATTGGCAACGTGTGGAGCTACGAGACCAATGTGGGCGCGGGGGATTCAATCCCGACCATCGACACTATTCGGTTCACCGACGGGATCGCCGGACGGGGTAACATCAGGGTGGCATTTACGGGTGCGCCGCCATCGGGGACCGACAATGTTTTACTAATGTTCTGGGCGAGCTTGTGAGGACCAGAAAAATGGCAATGATAGAAAACAGCGACCGGGGGATCACCTTGAACAAATCCCTTGCCTGGACAGTGGCCTCTGCTCTGGTCATCGCTGGCCTCTGGGTAGGGGGGCAGGTAGCGTCCCTGCGGGGTGAGACTGAGGTCCTGTCCCAGGCAATCAACAGTCTTCGCGTGAACATCAATGCCGCTGAGGCTCGCCAAACCGCGCTGACCGTGCGGGTGCGCGCCACCGAAACCAGCCTCGCCCGCCAGGATGAGCGCCTGTCGTTGATCCTCTCCGCCCTCAACAAGATCGACACCCGGCTGGAGCGCATGGAGCGCCGCCCGACCCGGTAATCCCCCTCGAAAATCAAACCCCAACAAGCCCGCCTGCGGGCTCTTTTGACATGGAGACACCCGATGACTCTCACCCCCAACTGGAAATCCACGCTCACCGGCGCCTGGTCGATCCGCCTGCTGATCCTCGCGGCCATCGTGTCGGTGCTGCCGGTGTTCATCGCCCTGGTCAGCCCGGATCTCCTGGGGCTCAATCCGCTGGTCTTTGCAGCCATCTCTGCGCTGGTGAACCTCATCGCCATCCCGGCCCGGGTTCTGGTGCAGCCCACCTCCAGCCTCTGGGCCCGGTTCCGGCGCGACACCAGCGGCGCGGTGCGCAAGCGGATAGTGGGGATGATCGCCGGCGGCGGGATCGCAATGGCGTCGGCAGTGTCGTTCATCGGTCAGTGGGAGGGCCTGCGGACAGAGGCATATCGGGATATCGTGGGGGTCTGGACGGTCTGTTACGGCGAGACCAAGAACGTGCGCCCCGGCGACAGCTACAGCAAGGCCGAGTGCGATGCGATGCTGGCCCAGGCGATCGCATTCTATGAAGCGCAGCTGGACCGATGCCTTACCGCGCCGGTTCCTGCCGGTATGAAGATCGCGCTGGTCTCCTGGACCTACAACGTGGGGGCAGGGGCCGCTTGCCGGTCCACCCTGGTCCGCAAGGCCAATGCTGGAGATCTGGCCGGTGCCTGCCGAGAGCTGCCGCGCTGGAACCGGGCCGGCGGCCGGGTGATCCGGGGCCTGACCAACCGGCGGCTGTCGGAGCGTGCCATGTGTCTGCGTGCGCTGGATGACCCCGCATGAGGCCGTGGCTCATCGTCCTGGGTCTGGTCGCGCTCATGGCCGCTGCGGGTTTTGGCTACCGCCGAGGCGCTGCAGATTGCCGTGCTGAGTACCAGTCGCGTGAACTGGCCCACATCGAGGCCGCGCGCAAACTGGATGACGCACGCCGGGCCGCAGAACGCGACCGCGAGACCCTATCCCGTCAATTGGAGGAGGAAGCTCATGCGGCCCCTGTTGCTGTGCCTCAGTGCCTTGGCCCTCAGCGGGTGTTTCGGCTCAACAGCCTACGTTGATGGCGCCGACCCGTGTGCGGCACCTGTGCATATCCCTGAGCGCTGGCTGAGTGATCGCGAGGTGGAGCTGCTCTGGGCGCGGGACCGTCACGAACTGCTGGATTGCGGTGGCAAGGTCGAGGCGCTGAGTGGTCGGCCACCTGACGCACGTTGAGGCCTTGACTACCTGACTACGTTTTCTATCTGTTCACGTCATGTGGACGATGCGACGAACAGAAATTGGTGGCGTCAAGGGGGAGGACGATTGGTTGATTTGTCTTGCCGGCCGCGGCGTTGCGCGGATCTACATCGATCACTACCCTCACAATGATGCTGCGCCATGGAGGTGGGCGGCGTGGTGCGTGCCCGCAGCGAGTGGCCGCGTTCACACTATGCAGTTGGCACGGGAGATGGTTCGTGCGTCTGTCTTGCGATATCAGGATGTGGTTTAGACCAGATATGGCAGAAAGAAGTTGCCGGCCGAGATCAATCCACAAATCAGGCGGCCAAGGCGCCACCATATCCAAACTGCGGCCACGGCGGCCGGCAATAGCCACCATCCGTTTGGGGAATTGAAGTTCTGCCACCACCTGGTCGCAAGGCCGATGAGCAAAAATACCAGCCTCATTCGCACGCCGCCGCGGCGCCCATGCTGATGATCTCGCGTCCTCGGATCTTGTAGATACCTGAGATCCGATTTCGGCCTGTCTCCATAAACCATTCCGCCAGCATAGCTGGGTAGTAATCGGCCATCACTCGGGAAAAATACTCGAACTGCTCGGCGGGTAGGGCCCGACCGTTTCTACTGGGGCCATGAAATCCGAAAATTGTGCCGGGATCGACGCAGGTTTGCGGCAAGCCGAGGTACATAGTGCAGGTCGAAAAACAAACCTGTCCTTTGATTGCCACTGCATGGCCCTGGTAGCGCAGAGTGTCGATTTCCAGAATGCGTTCGTGAAGGAAGCCACCTCGGTCGTTTCTTATTTCAACCGTGGTGGCAGGGGATGCGGTGGCAAGTATAGTAAAGATTGCAGTAGTGAGTCGAAAATTCAATTCGGACCTCAATCATTGGACAAAGAAGTACACCGATTCGCGGGGTACAGTATCCCAAAGTTTGGATCACTACGCTTGTGAAAAATTGAGTGCGGCTCGCGCGACGCTCATAAGCGGAGCATGGCCTGGCAAGATGATTTAAATGAAGAAGAGCGCGCGGAGTTGCGCGAGGCCGAACTGAAGAAGTTCGAGGCTGCGCGAATCTACAACGAGCTCCGAGCAAAACTGAAATCTAGGGCGGCGGCAAGAAAGCGCCGCGCGGCTGCTGCTTTGCAACGTTCGGTGAAGTCATCACAGGATTAGGTTGCGGAGCAACAGGCCCAAAATCAAAATGATGACTGGGGCGGGTACGTCTACTCGCTCGACCAATCCAAATAGACCGGAGGCTGATATGGCGGTACGTATCCGATCGGACGGGCGCATCTTCTGCGCTGCCATGCGGCCCGAGGAGCCGGGCGATACCTACCTGGACGATGAGCTGCACTATAAACTAAGCGTCGAGAGAAGGGTCTTGGTAACGGA